GCAATGCGCCTGAAGTTGGTACTATCAAAAGTCCGTTGGTATCTTCATCGGTATTTTTTACCAAGATAGCCCCTGCATTGAAACCGCTTGAAGCGTTGATACTTTCGTAAGAAGCATCGTTAACAGCAGAAACGTTCTCATCCATCCACGTTCCCGTCCAATCGTATGTAACGGTCTTTGGAAGGTTTCCAGCTATGTACGTTGCTCCTTGATCCACTGGACTTGGTGCAGACCAACCTACTTTTATTTCTTGAACGAGTACCGCCTTTCCATCGGCAATGTCCTGATTTATCAAAGTGTCGTTATCAAAGTCATCAGCGGCCAGAGTTGCGCTATCGCAGGTGAATATTAATACCTCTCTACCTCCGCCCTTCATTGTTTCACCACACGTATTAACCACGTGCTCTTCTAGGTCTTGACAGTTATATGAAATGCAGCCCATTTTTTAAAGTCTTTTTAAGTTCTGCAAACAAAATTACGATTTAAATTGATTGTTTGACAACAAAAAAAATAGACGTTATTTCATTAGGGCAAATTCATATCATCGTAAGCTGGTTCAATTCCCTTTCAACTTCTAGCAGTGCCTGTTTGATGGCTTGGAACTCGTTGTTCATGGTTGCGGATTGCTGGAACTCCGTGTTGAGTTTCAATATCCATTCCATTTGTTTATTGATCTCGTTCTTCCGCTGCATCAGTAACCTGTACGCTATCGGAGTGATCGAGGGTAGTTCAATTGTTGCTATCATTTCTTACTATTTTTTGTATTTCATTTGCTAGTTCACCAACTCTTTTCCAGTCAGGTGCTTTGTCTGTTCTTTTTGGTAACGGCTCAGTCCTTTGATGCTTGTTCTTGTATTCAAGGCGTTCTTCCCCATTAATAATGGCTACGGTTTTCTCACTACTCCACTTTATTTTTTCTGCTTCCCTCAGCTTGCTTTCGCGTCCTTGGATATATCCTCTGTACAGTCCATTCCAATACGCACATCCTCTACGCTCTTTGCTATCCGCAAATGCTTCCGCCTCCGTTTCGTCCTTGCTGCAATTAATTTCCTCTTCAGGCGTATCTTTCGTCTGCTCATATCCCTTACACTCCCTCTCGGATTGGGGTTTCAATCCATGTTCAGGACACGATGGGTTGATTGTGCGCATTGAAACACTTCCAGAATAATCTGTTATGGTTTCGCAATTACATTTCCCTTGTTTGCTCTCTGCGAATTTCACGCCCTCTAGGATGATTTGTTGTTCATGGTATATTTTAGCAAAGTCATTCAAAGCCTCTGCTAACGCTTGCATGTCGTTGCTCCACGCTTCACCTGCTTCATCTAACTCTTTAATGTATTCTTCTGCTGTTGTTGTTTTCATGTGCCATGTAAAATTAAAAGTGACAATAATGGCAACAACGAAACTATCGTCAGAATAGTAGTTAAGATTGCCGCCCAAAGAATGATGATTATTATTTTCAGTGTTTTCATTTCTTCAGGTCGTTAAGTATCAACCAAGCAAGCCCTATCATCACAGAAAGGCCGAACATAGCTGCTAATATTAATATCGTTTTCATGGTGTTCTGGTTAGGTTTTCGATTATTGATTTAATGGTATTTGAAATATGCGTTGGGCTGTTATTACCGTAGTGCTCTTTTCTATGACACTGGAAACACAACACCTGCAAATCTTCAAACGGCTCGTTGAAAATGTTTTTATACGTCAAATGATGTACGTGTATTCGATATGAACTGTTGCATATTTCACAACGCTTACCGCGTAGCTGAAAAAGCCTTGTGCATTTCGCTTTCCAGTCCAGTGAGTTGAGGTATGTTCTGTAATCTTCGGTCATTTCAAATACACCTTACGTTTATTGATCTCATTTTGCAGTAGTTCTATCTCTAACCCCGTTATCATTTCAACCTCCTTTGCGTTGGCCTTTGTTGGGTTATTGATCAACCGTTCTGTTGCTTCGCTTCCTAATTTAGAAAGCATCGTCTTCAATTTCTCTTTCATGGTAGTTTATTATTGATCTGACCGGTTCGGGTTGTGGCTCTTTTTGATTATCAAATTTGGTACACTCATGGTCAAAGTGAAGTTCAATATCACCGCACGCCCCGTTCCTATGTTTAGCTATCGAAATAAATGCAACGTGTGTAATGTCATCGCCATTCTCATCCTTCTTGTTTGCTGAATAATATTCAGGTCTGAAAAGAAACTCAACTATATCGGCATCCTGCTCTATTGCTCCGCTATCCCGAAGGTCTGACAGCTTAGGATTATGCGTGCCACCTCTTACCTCAACCGCCCGTGAAAGCTGACACAGACATACAACGGGAACGCTCAACGTCTTAGCCAACATCTTCAAAGCGCGTGATATTTCGCTCACCTCGTTCTCTTTGTTCCTTCCTTTTGCAACAGTGTGATTTATCAACTGCAAGTAATCAATGAACACAATATCCAAAGCATTACGCATTTTCATTTTTCTGCACCTAGTTCGTATAGCATTCAATGTATACACATCATCAATAATGGTTAGATTATCTGACGTTAACGCCTTTGTGCCTTCGTTATAGACCTGCCATTGCTCGTCACTCATTCGTCCAGTGCGTATATCGTGCAGTCTTATTCCTGTTTGTACGCTTATCAATCGCTGCATTAGTTGGCTTGCCGACATTTCAAGCGAAAAGAAGGCAACCTTTTGATCTCGTTCAATCGCCATGAAACGAGCTTCACATAATGCCTGTGCTGTTTTTCCCATTGCAGGACGCGCAGCTTTTATTATCAGGTCGGAGTTCTGTCTACCTCCATAAACCTTGTCAAGTTCTGTAAAGCCCGTCAATACGCCAGTCATTCCATGTAACTCACTTGCCGCCTTTATCTTATGTGTTACCTCTTTGATCAATTCCGTATTGCTCTTTTTTCTACCAAAGTCAACCAACGAAACAACCCTTTCAGTATCGGTCATCAGTTGGTCATTCGTTTCAAACGGGTCTGACTTAGGGTCTTTGCATTTCTCCAACAATCCAAGTGCTAACTTCTGTTGTTCGCGCCTTACTTCTCGCTCCTTTAAAAGTTGGCAATGTTCAATGAACGACCATCCAGAATTAAGATCATTGATAACCATTGCAATGTCTAAGGGTGTTCCGTTCTTTTTCAGTTGTTCATCCAGAACACTCAACCCGATCTCTGCGCTTTTTGAATAAAGGTGTTCAAAGGCAACGAAGATATTACGCGCATCTATCTCTGAGAATGTTTCTACTGTTAGCAGGTCTGACACATCAATGTACCTATCTGGCTGGAGTATTAAAGCCCCTATTACTTGTCTTTCAATGCTCATATCTTTATCGGGTTAGGTTTGAATGTTTTCGTCTCATTGGATTGTTTCCATTTTTTGTAGTGGTCGTTCAATTTGGACCAACTTCTGAACGTAAGATTTGCGCTGCGCTTAGTGTGAAGGTCTGTTTTGTTTTCCATAGCCCAAAGGGTTTCTTTTATGTACTGTTTATCAAACTCTTCCAACAATTTATTTGCCTCATATTCATCTATTGGTCTTTTCATGGTATGAACAGTAGGACATTCTTTATCAATCCAACTAAGCAACGGGTGCATTTCACCTTTACTTTCTTCTTCTTTAGTTTCCTTTACTTTACTTTGTGGTTTTACAACACTTTTTTGCCCGTTTCCAGCGCGTAAACCCTCAATGTGACGTAGTAAACCCATTCTTGGCATACAATTGTTGCTCCTGTTCCTGTAAGCATCCTTAATACTTTCAACGAATTTATGTGACCATAACACTTTATGTTCGCCCCAAAGTTCACTGTCAAGTTCTCCAAGCATTACGATGGCATCTATTATCTCAATAAGCCTATCTTCAGTAACGTGGCATCTAGCAGCCAAGAACATCAGTGTTGGTTGATCAAAAAGGTCAATATAATGATGGTCTGTCTTTGATAATGTTTCCAGTATCTTGAACCAAGTAGCATACCCATCGTTACCAAAGCGGCTTTCAATGATGAACATCTTTTTTCCGTCCGATATGTAGTGAGGAAAGTAATCCACGTTGTATCGTTGTGGTCTAGCCATCTTCAAATTCTTTTTTAAGTTGTTCAATACGGTCTTTACTAAAAAAGTGGCCTATTAAATGTTCAACTGAAAGCCTATCTTCCAATAAATCACCTATTGATTTACAAATAGCATACGGCTTTATAAACGGATTGTGCCTGTGAAATGAGAACGCTAATTCTCTAAGATCATCATATCTAAATCCCTTTAGATAAAGCGTTTCAAGTAGAAGTTCCTCGTATTGCTTTTTCTCATCATGCTGTGATTTATGGCAGCCCTCGCAAAGGGTTATGAGTAACCTATTATCATAATCCCAAACATCTCTTTTTGATAGGTACATCTTATGGTGAACATGCAGTGTTTTTGTTGTGTCTTTGCAAGATTGGCACGTCCACTTATCCCGATCAAGGATTTCGAGACGTTTCTTTTGCCAGCGTGGGTCTTTTAATTTGTCTGAGTATGTCATTTTACAGTTGTTAAATTCTAGTTGAAAAAAATATTACCCTATGAACACGAATACAACTCCATCAATTAATTCCGATTTGACCTGACCAGATTTAATCCAGTTATAGACCGTCTGTCTTTCAACGTGTTTCATCTTGGCGTAATTGGTTACGGTCATCAGTTTTGTTCTATCTACTTTCAGTGTGCTCATTTGACAAATGTATAATTATCTATTGACATTCACAACTATTAATTCCAATATTTAAACAGTACGTAAACAAGCGCAATGCTACTCAGGTTCATCATGAAAATGAAAGGCGTTGCGTACTTCCAGAAGATGCTTGTTCTTATCCTGTCGCGCCTGCGTATTACTTCAATGTGTTTCATCAGAATAATTCTAGTTATGTTTTCACTTTCAAAAATTCCTTTATGATATCCATCGAGTTTGTCCAGAGTTCGTGACCATCGTTGCGAGTTATCCGGTACATACTTCCGTTGCCTTTCTTCCACTGGTATGTAGCTATGCCTTTGGAGTTCTCGAATACAATGTCACCCTTTTTCATTGCTATCCATCTCTTTCTTTACGAGCGAATAGAACCACTCCAATCCAGTTTCCAGACGCTTCTTGCCCCTCCCACTTGAATTATAGCTCAGTTCGTTTTTATAACCGAAAGCATCGGCAATATCTCTATTGCCGATACCTAGTTCTTTTTTTATCTGTTTAATTGATTTGCTCATAGGTCAAATGTTTCTTCTGTTTCCATTGTTGTAACGTATGCCCAGTCTCCAAATCCTTGATGCTTGATCCAGTCCTTAGTCTCATCCTCTGTTTTGAAAAGTTTAGCACTTGTTTCATCTCCAGTATTTGAGTGATCTTCTGAGATATACTCTTTACCTGTGTTTGAAGAACTATCCGCAATTAAAAAGTAAGTGTTCATGATTTCCGATTATTAGAGTGATACATTAGAT